TCATCGAGGACTGGGCCACCTGGGTAAGGGATAATTGGAATAACATTTAGGACATAATTATGATTGTATCAACATTAATGAGTTTATATGCCCTGGCTATGGCCATGGGCTTTGTATTGACAATTGTAGGCGCTATTGCCTTGGCAGGTTATGGCGCATACACTTACGTAAAGAAGGCTATAAATGGCAAAACGTAAGCTAGTACCACGCACTAGGAATGCAGGTACCTGGACAGAGAGCCAATTTTATGGAGCACTACGCTCACATTTGCGCAGAGGTTTTCGATTCTGGAAACCCATTATGCAGGCTAAGGAGGCTGCTAAGCGTCCTGCTGTAGGCAAGGGAAGACTTAAGTGGGAGTATCAATGTGCTCTATGTGAGAGCTGGTTTAAGGGCTTAGAAGACCTCCCAGGCTTCGTAGAGAGGCTTACAGCAGAGACGGGGTACCGTGTGCTATGCAAGCCCTGTCACCAGGGCGTCACTAACGAGGAGCGCAAGAGATGAGTATTAAGAAAGTAGATTTCCAACAAAAGAGAGAGTATGTATCTAAGGAAGAGCTATCTGCATTGTTCCCTGATAACGTATTAGAGACTATAGTGTTGGTTAAAACTCCTGATGGGTGGTTAGTGGGTAACACTGAGCTTCATAATATGAATGAGCACTGTATACACATATTTAGCAAGGACAACAAGTTCAGACCTTCTACACCTAGTCCAGACAAGCATTGGGCTTACATGCTAATAGACACATATGGTGAGTATGGCAGTATCAGACTTAAATGGAGCCCTGTACCTACCATCACTATTGAACCTACCTTTTGGGAACACTGTGATTATGGATTTGAGCACGTAATGAATTTTATTAAGATGCATAATTTGGACTACACTGTGGATAGTTGTAAGTGCCTTTTCTGTAAAGGCCACCCTAGTTGTGTATCTACGTTTGCAGATCAACCGAGGTAGTTATGTCTAAAGACACTATACTATCTACCTATTGTGTAAACCGGGAAAACGAGGTCTGGCTGGAAATGCATGATGGGGACCATGGTCTAAATCGTCCTATTATAATAGCTATCGGTAAAGACGAGGACCAAGCTATTGATAGAGGCATTCGAAAGTTAACTAAGATTATTAAATTGCTAGGTAAATAAGATATGCCAAAAGCTAAGAAATATGTTAGAGTAGGGAATGAGAATGTGCAAGTGGCTGTTCCTTCCAAGAATAAGATTGGAGGTAGGAAGTCTATACGCACAGCCCATCAGATGAGTACAGCTGAGCTGTTGGAAGTAAGAGCCCATGCTGACTACAGTCGTGATCGTAATATTATTGATAGAGTATTGATGTGTAGAGGTGCTATATAATGGGATATGTAATACCAAATGGTTATGATAAACTTAAGCTTTCTACACAGCGTACGCAGGTAGGGGGAGACCATTATAAAGCTAGAGCCATCCAGCCTTGGGATGTAATGCAGGCCGTAATGGAGCCCGCAGAATTTGAGGCATTCCTGAGAGGTAATGTGATTAAATACATTATGCGTTATGATAAGAAGAATGGATATGAGGATCTTAAAAAGGCTCGCCATTATTTAGAGACCTTGTTGGAGGTATATAATGTCTAAATTTGAATTAACAGAAGATCGTATAGATTATTGTGGGATCACTTTATATAGAATAAGAGCACGTAGAGACTTTTCAGACGTAAAAAAAGGCTCACTAGGTGGTTTTATTGAGTGCGAGGATAATCTGAGTGCTTATGGAGATTCATGGGTGTATGGAAATGCTAAGGTATATGGAAGTGCTGAGGTGTTTGGAAATGCTGATGTATATGGAAGTGCTGAGGTGTTTGGAGACGCTATAGTGTACGGAGACGCTAAAGTGTATGGAGATGCTATGGTATATGGAAGTGCTGGGGTATGTGGTAATGCTAAAGTGTTTGGAAATGCTGAGGTGTGTGGGACTACTGTAATATGTGGTAATGCTAGAGTGTATGGAGATGTTATGGTATATGGAGATGTTATGGTGTGTGGGAAGAGGGATGGGCATAAAGTCTTTAATAGCGAAGGCGGAGCTGAGGTGCCTACAGCTGATCAATTCTTAAAGAAGGCGCTATCTTTATTTGAAGAACGTGGCAAAGAGTATGATTCCCCAGAAGGTGGGCGTAGTATGATGAAGGCCGTTACCGCTTTCAATATTACAACTGGCAAAGACATTAGTGAGTCAGAGGGATGGTTGTTGCTTCAGATACTAAAGGATGTTAGACAATGGACCAAGGCAGGCTACCACGCGGATAGTGCTGAGGATTGTGTAGCATATGCTGCCCTTAAGGCGGAGGCATTGGCTAATGCCGAGTGAGACTATACCAGATGATTGCCAAATGATCCAAGCCTACCTAGTGTGGCCTATGAGTCAGGAAGTGTGGTTTGATGGAGAGTGGGCTGAGTGGAGAGATGTTAAAGACTTCTACTCATTGCATGATTTTGTTATTGTTAAGGATTTTAAATGAGTAATCTAAAGAAACGTAGTCACTTGTTTATAGCTGACTGCCAAACCAAGCCTGGTGTACCTCTTAATAACCTAGTATGGATAGGTAAGTATATGGCAGAGCACACCCCCGATGTTGTGATCAATATTGGGGATTTTGAAGATTGCCACGCCCTCTCTTACTGGGATAAAGGGAAGATACAATTTGAGGGCAGACGCGTATCAGAAGATGATGCTTGCACAGATCTAGCTTTAGAACTGTTGTATGGTACAGCTGCCAACGCTAACCCTGAATGGTGGGAAACTACACGTACAGTTATGACCCAGGGTAATCACGAATACCGTAGGATTAGAGCAATAGAGAGTAGTCCTGAGCTACATGGTCTACTACATACTACCCATCCAGGATATTATGAGTGGCACGATGATGTAGTAGCCTTTGGAGATGCTATTATTGTAGATGGCATTGCCTACTCTCATTTCTTCCAGGACCCCAACACAGGGAGACCTATGGGAGGCATGATTCATACTAAGTTGCGTAAGGTAGGTATGAGCTTCTCAGCGGGACATACGCCAGGATTTGAATATGCTGAGGTGCAGAACTTTGCTGGCATTACGAGGATTGGTATGGTAGCTGGTGCTGGTTATCTTCATTATGAAGACTATAAGAAGGGACAGGGTAATAAAGGACATTGGCGTGGTATTGTAGTTAAGAATGAAGTAGAGAATGGCTCCTATGATCTTATGAAGGTGTCACTAGATTACTTATGCCGTAAGTATGAAGGCGTCACTCTTAAGGAATTTGCCAACAACCCTAAGCTGTGGATAGGCTATGGTGCTATGGATAACACAGCTATGCAGTGGGTATAACAATGATAAAAGCTAAAATTATAACACACTCAAATGCTCCCTCTGGGGATGAGCTTATTACTATTCAGACAAAGGCTCCTAAATTCCTAGATGCTGAGATAGAAAAGCATCGTATGATATCTAGTAATTCATCTAGTGATAGGGCTATTCCGTTTAATAAGATGCTTGAAAAGGATATATTCATACCGCAGGATGTAAGGCTTAATGAGAAAGGGATGCAAGGATATACTGAAGCAAGTATTAGGGATATAGAAAGATTCAGATGCGACGTAGGTAGTATGTACGACTATACTAGGAGATGCCTAGAATCAGAAAGGCATATACATAAACAACACCTGAATCGCTACCTACTGCCGTTCAGCTACCAGGATAAGGTAATGACAGCTAATATTGAGCAGTGGGATTATTTCATAAATCTACGCGCCAGTGAATATGCTGACCCTGCTATACAACAATTAGCTATAGCTATAGATGGAGCTATTCAGCAGTCAGAGCCTGCGTATTTACAACCAGGACAGTGGCATCTACCATATGTATCAGATATAGTGGACTTAGATACAGCTGTTAATTGCTCTGTTGCGCGCTGTGCTAGGGTGTCTTATAGTAACCATGACGGATCTAATCCGGACATAGAAGCGGACATAAAGCTTGCTAATAAGCTATCTAGGATGCGCCATATGACGCCATTTGAGCATCAGGCTACACCTATGAGCAGTGCAAGCGACTATGGACGCACGTATTGGGAGAAAGGAGTATCTCATGTAGATCGTAACAATACTCTATGGTCAGGTAATTTCAAGGGCTTTATACAGAATCGTAAATTATTAGAGGAACAATGATGGACATTGATTTATACCAAGATTTTACACCAACAACAAACTTAGCACCTACTCCTAATCATCTGGTTCCAGGATTAGCTGCTGAGGCAGGGGAAGTATGCTCTGTGTATCAGAAGTTTGCTAGAGGTGATTTCGATGTATTTGAGCGTAAGGATAGACTGGTTAAAGAGCTAGGAGGTTTGCTGTGGTATGTTTCTGAGATATGTAACCTTGAGGGTATACGTATTTCAGAGGTACTTATACGGAATCGTGATCAGTTGATTGATCGCCAGAACAGAGATTGTATTCGAGGAGACGGGGACAACCGCTAATGAGACTAAATAAATACTACGCAACAGGTAGTTGTACGACTAAGCACAGTGACTTACCTAAAGGTTATTTCATTGAGCATAATGCAGCTATTAACATGTACAGGCTTAATCATAAACGAGGTGTGCCTAGTTATGTTGCAGGTTATACACCTCATCTGAAAGCATTACAACTAGCAGCCAAGAGGGTGGCTAAATGAAGCAATATGATTCGTATTTAGGCCAACAGAAGAATGCATCCTACGGAGCCCGCATTGTAGAGCATACCAAGTGGTGTGAGAGTCTAGTACTGGAAGGCTATCTACCAAGTGATTGGGTAACTATAATAAGCCGGAACATGACTAAAAAAGAAGCCTGTGCTCTGGAACAAGCTTATATACGAGAGTTCGATCCTATGTTCAATCAGCCATTAGGACAGAAATTGTTAAAAATGACCAAAGATGATCTTAGTAAATCTAGAGATATGAGGAGTCAAGGATATTCATTTCAGCAGATCGCTCAGGAGATAGGTGTGGCAGTGATGACTGTACACCGAGCATTGACAGGAGGAAATAAGAATGAGCCAAGTAGGTGATCAATATTCGGCCTATATTGCGCTTAGCAAATATGCAAGATGGAAAGAAGAGGAAGGGAGGAGGG